GGACTAGAATTTGGCCTAGCATGTGGGATGCGACGTATCGCGGTTCAGTTGGCTCTGTTGCCATGACCTTTCGCGTGGATGGGGACAAGATCGGGATTAAGGTCTGGCGGGCAGTTTGGTGCTCACCAACATTTGACGACTTTGGTGAGTTGACAAACCTCCGCGTTCACTACGTCACCACCCCGCAGGAGCTGGCAGTGCTGGGCTATGAAGGCCTGGAGAAAAACCAAAAATACTGGTTTATTCGAGACTACGCGATAAATTGGGAAGTCACCTACGAGCCGGTGAAGGAAGCAGACTGGAACCCAGTTGAAGGCTTCACCAAACAGGGTTTGGGGTTCACGCCTAGAGAAGTTGTAGAGCATAAACTTGGCTTTGTCCCGGGAGTTTGGATTGCTAATCCAGGCGGTATGCTGCCAGACGGTCCGGCGCTCTGGGAAGATGCAATACCAGACACCATTGAAGTTGACTACCTTCTTAGTCAAGCGGCCCGCGGGTCTCGCTATAGCTGCGCCCCACAACTCGTTACCAAGGGGCAGGTGCTGCAGCCAGAAGGACAAGAAAACGGACTAAACCCAACCACCGTGTTGAGCTTCCAAGCAGACCAAAAAGATCCAGAGGGCAACATGCTTGGGGGCGGTGACGCTAAGTTGCTGGAAATGGATGGTAAAGGCGCAGAAGCGGCGCTGAAGATTGTAGATGCGCTCAAGAAAATGGCTTTGGAACAAATTGGCGTGGTACAAAAAGACCCTGGGGAGATGCCTGGGCCTTTGAGTGGCCGTGCAATGGAGTATCTGGATGAGGACGCTCACGATACTGCGATGCAATGGCGGAATGTTTACGGAGACGGTGGCGCACTGCCCCTCATCTGCAAAATTATCCGTACCTTGGACAGTAGTATTGACGTTACAAAGCTCTGGCTACAATGGCCACGAATCTATCAGCCTACTCCCGCGGACCTCCAATCCATCGTCCAAGCTCTCGTCCAAGCCACTGCACCCTCACTTGTCGGCCCTGCGCCGGTTAAAAACCCCGATGGCACCACCAGCGGCGAACAAGCCGTCCTTCCACCCTTGCTGGACAGGCAGGTGGCCAGTGATTATTTGGTCGCTAACATGGACTTGGGGATTATTGATGACACAAATGGCGGGGCGGTGCCTGGGTCTGGGAGCGGCGGAGAGCCTCATCCAGCACCAGTTGGAGAAGATGTGACTATGGTAGGGCCGTATTGGCGCATTTTACCGCCCATTAGAGTGTAGCTGGGGTAAAAATGGACGGTATTTTGGGCTTTGAGCGACAGATGGCCGGTTACACCGACCTGACTGACTTGCCAATGCCGCCGCTGGGCGGCAAATGCTGGGTTTTGGACAAAAAAGGCCAATTTTTGCTGGAGCGTGGGCCAGGCACGTTGCGGACTATCGCTTGCACCAACGCTGGCAGTGGTAGCTTGCTGATTTTGGACGGCGTTCCAGATGAAAACGGCGAGCTACCAATGCAAATGCTGGAAATTCCCGGCTACATCGGCAACGGGCGCCAGTTATACAAGGCTAATCCACCTGTCATGGGTAGTTGGATGCTCGACGCAGGCTTCCAACACGGTCTGACCATTAGAAGCATCGGTGGTCAAGAGTCGGCTCCGGCTATGGCCTCTATTGTTTGGGTGCCCTTCAAGGCCAAGGCGGTACAAGTGAAGTTGCCAGAGGCTTCAGTAGCCGAGCCAAAAGTCTCTCCAGAGACCACCAAAGCAATAAACAAGGCTCTTGGTAAGAAATAATGGAGAACTTGGTTGATATTGAGGTGCCTGCAGCGCCGGGTTCGCTAATGCGCGCCGTGCAGCTTTGGGCCAATGGCCGTTTCCGCATCAGCCGCCGCCACGCCGAGCTTTACTCAGTGCAAATCACCAGCGCCGGTGCCTGGGCGCGTCTTAGCATCTTCAACGGCCTCGGGCGCCTGCTCTTCCCCATGACCAGTACCTTCACCGGGAGTTTTTGGCTCGGCGCGGGGGCTGAAGACGGGATCATCGTGGAATTGCTGAGCATGACTAACGCCCCCACGGTGACTGTAAATTTCCGAGAGCAGGATACCAAGCTGGTTTGACCGAGGTTTTAAGTCCAATATTTGGGAATTTAGCTCTTTTGCATGTTGAGGACGGAGCTATAGTAGCCGAAGGCGATGAGCTTGGCGAGATTGAGGCCATGAAAATGTATACTCGGTTCTCTGCCCCATGTGCTGGAGTTTTGACCTGGGTTGTGGAGCTTGGGGAGATTGTCGGTGAAGGTGATGTTGTGGCGGAGATAAACTGATGAGCACAGCCGCCCGCAGGGCATTTAACTTTGGATTAGTGCAATGAGCACCGGCAGTGTCACCCCCTTCACACCCACCCAGCCAACCCAACTCCTGAGCTACGGTACATCCAGCACCGCGTTGGCCTTTAACGCCGTGGACACGCTGATGCTGTTCAACGCTGGCAGCGTCACCGCATTTGTGGCCTTTGGCGAGGGTGTGACGGGGCTAGTGGCGGTCGCGCCGACTGCTGGTACGCCGCAAAACTCAATGCCCATCCCAGCTGGTCAAACCATCTGGATCGGCACCGGCTACTTCGGTAACGGCCAGAACATCACCGCTGTCGCTGCTATCGCCTCTGCCAGCGGCTCTCTTTACATAACCCCCGGATTAGGAACACAGCACTAATGAGCACTACCACCACAACCACTGAACCAGCAGCAACAACTGCTGCTGCTGCAACTACCGCTGCAACTCAGCCCAGCGATCGCGAAGCCAATCTTCGCGCTGAGCTGGCCGCTGAGCGTGTCGCCAAAAACACTTTGCAGAGCACCATTGCCAGTCTCACCGGCGAAATCAACACTCTCAAAGAAAGTGTTCCAGCGACGGTGCAAGCTGAAGTTGGCAAGGTCACAGAAAAACTGACGAAATTGCAAGAGCGTTTGGTCAACGCAGAGATCAAGGCCGCAGCTGCTGCTGCCGGGCTTGTGGACATGGACCTGCTCCCGCTGGTGGACCGCACAGGTATCAAGCTCAATGATACCAATGAGATTGTTGGCGTGACAGAAGCTTTTGAAGCTCTAAAGGCCAAAAAGCCCGAGTGGTTCAAGCCTGCATCAACCACAACAACCACTACCTCTGCTGTAACAACAGCTCGCACTGGAGCCGCGGCTCCTCCAGCTGTGACAACCGCTGCTGCTAGCGGCGGTGTGAATATCGCCGCTATGTCCAAAACTGACTACGCCACCTACAAAGCCAATATGCTCAAAGGCTTAAAAGCCGGCGCGACTAACTAAGTGCCTATCGAGGATTGTCCTCAAATTCAACACTCCAACTTAAAGGTTTAAGTCATGGCTAATTTTGAGACGTTACCTGCCCCATTGCAGGCAATGATCCAAACTGGCATGTTGGAACGTGAGTTCGAGGAAGGTCTCGACTCCATTCTAGCGTACCGTCGTTTGGCTCTTATGGAAACCATTCCCAATCGGATTGGTGAGACTATCACTCGCACACGTACTGGCCGTAAAACACCAGTCACCACTGCGATGAATCCAGCCAACAACAACGCCCCCAGCGGCAGCGGCAGCGGTTTTGGCGGCCTGGACAATGGCCTAACCCCAAGCGACGCCAGCATTGAGCAGTACATCTTCTCGATGTTCCAATATGGTGACTCTACAGACGTGGACTTGCTGAGTGACTTGGTAACTATCGCCAATAACCTCATCCGGGTGAGCAGAAATAACGGAGTCCAGGCAGCTCAGTCCCTGGAGCGTATCGCCCGGAAGAAAATCTACGGCGCGTACTTGGGCGGCAACACCAGGGTCCGGACCGACATTGCCGCCAGCACAACCACCACCTGCGCTGTGGATGACATCCGCGGCTTCCAAACCGTGCTGGTCAACGGCGTCCCGACCACGGTGAGTGGCACCAATACGCTGACGGTGTATGAGACCAGCGTCAGCGGCGGTGTTACGCAGACTCTCGTAGTCAGTGGCGTGGTGGCATCTGGCACCAACTACTCCAGCGCCCCCGATGGCATCAGCGGCACTCTGACCTTTGCCGCTGCTACTGCCCCGGTCAACGGGGATGCTCTGGTGGCAATCAACGCGCCACAAATCATCCGCCCGGGTGGCCATATCACCACTGCGCAGATGAACGGCAGCGACACTTTGACACTGGGCTATCTGCTCGACGCCCAGACCATCCTCCGCAACAACGGCGTTCCGACAATGCCTGACGGCACCTATCACGTGCTGTTGGATAACCAATCCGAACGCCAGCTTTGGTCTGATCAGGACTTCAAAGTGCTCTTTGCCGGACGCGAGCAAAGCGAAGAATACAAAAACGCCCGCATTTACTCCTTGCTGGGGCTGACCTTCATCCCCACCACGGAGTCTTATGTTCAGCTGAAGGGTGCCACTGGCGCAACCGGCGCCAGTGCCATCAACGTCAACATCCGCCGGGTGCTGATTGCGGGTGCTGAGGCTCTTATCGAAGGTGACTTTGAGGGTCTGGAAAACTGGCTGGCACGTCAGAGCGTCAATGCCATTGGCGATGTAACACTGGTGAACAACGTGGCACACATCTTCCGGAGCCCACTTGACCGTCTCCAACAGTGGATGTCGCTGAGCTGGACTTGGATTGGCGATTTTGCCATTCCAACAGATCTCACCGCCACCACCAGCATCATCCCCACCGCCAGCAACGCGCTCTACAAGCGCGCTGTGGTTATCGAAACCGCCGGTTAATTCCGGCTAACTTGGAGAAAGTAAATGAAACCACCTGCAAAAAACATGGCTACGGACTTGCGTGGGATGCCAAAGATGGCAGACGGTGTGAGTGTGCAAAAGCAGACTCCGCAGAGCACTGCCGGGATGGTTATTCCCGGCGAAGGCGGGCTGACGATGGCCCCTGGTGAGCCCAATCCTCGCTCTGGGACAATGGAAGGCATTGCGGTTGGGCGGATTTTTGGTGGCAGTGGCGGCTAAGCCATGCGCAAAGCCACCATCAAAACCGTTGCTCCTGGAGTTCGCACTACAACAGTGATGAACTCCAGGCCAGCTGATTGGTTTGTGCCGGGGTGGGATAAAGCCCCAGGCGCAGCCCAGCATCGTGAGGCATTGGACGCCAGGATTGATATGGGACAGAAAATGACTCCGCTGGGGCCTGGCACCTTGAAGAAGGAATAAGACTATGCCGTTACCGTTTCAAGGTAAGGTTGGAGTTTATGATAACTTCGACCCGACGTTGCTGCCGCAGTTCTACAAGCAAGTCATGCAAGCAAATGGCGGACTTTCGGCACTCAGCCCAGCAGCCTATGCCGCTGCAAATCCTCAAACCAGCGCCAGTGCCACAATCACCGTCACTGGTACCGTCGCCAATGGCAACACTGTGAGTTTCACCATTGGCGAAGCAGAAGGTGGCATTGGTAGTGTCACTGCCAGTTATACCGCAATCACTGGCGATACAGTTTCCAACGTGGCTGAGGGCTTAGCCGCAGCATACAATGCTGCTACAGCAGCCATTCCCCAAACCGAAGCCAACGCAGTGGAAGGTGTCGTGACGGTAAGTTGGCTTGGTCCAGTTGGTAACTCTGCTACCTTGTCTACCGCCACCAGCGGCGCTATAGTGCTAACCAAGAGCGCCAGTACACTGAGCGGTGGCTCCGGTCCTGTATACGCCGCCAACAATTTCAACTACACATGGAACGGCTGCACCATGAGCTTCTTCTATGGACAGCCTTATAACCTAGGCGCCGACTTGATTGCGAATATGGTTGCTGCTGGGATGCCGATTGTATGATCGTAGTTCAACGTGATTTCACGGTGCAAATTGGCCCCGCGCTGATGACGTTTGGTGCTGGGCGAGTGATTGAGGATGACGTGTTGGCAAAAGCGCTGTTGGAAGGTGGTAATCCGGTTTTGGAAGTGGCTGGACGTGAAGACTTGGTAACTTGTCCTCATTGTCGCCGGGCCTTTACCCTTAAGGCCGCAGTTGCTGCCGAGTTTTCGGTTACAGATAAGCTCTAAATGCTTACTTTTGCACAGAAATCCAGTGTCCGTAGACATTTAGACTATCCAGTAGTGGGCCTTTTGCAAGGATCACCAGCCGGAGGATCGCTCGCTAGCGCCTTCAATGGCTATCGCTTCATGCAAGTAAGTGGCCGACTGGAGTGGAAGTTAAACAATCTCAACCCGGATGAAGAAGCTAGGCTAACGGGGCTTGGATACGGCGCGGTGGCCTTGGTCGGGCCGAACCCCAATGTTGGAGATACGGTGAGTGTTACGCTGAGTGGCGGCAATTTATCCGCCCCGGTGACAGTCACGGCCACAATGCCAACTTACCCCGTCGGCACTGCCGCCCTGCCGTATTTGGGTAATGCTCTTGCCGCCGCCGCCCAGCTAACTCCTGCTCTAGCTGCCGCCGGTATTGTTTGCCTAACTCCATATGGCACAGGCCCCTTCAATCAAAACCAGCTCCCATTGGTAGAAGTAGCTTTTACTAGCCCTGTAGCTTTCACTTTGAGTAATCCAACCGGAAGCGGCGCTGTCATCCCCCAAATCACCGCCACCGGCGCTCAACTGCCGCCAATCAGCCAAGTTGACGGTATCACCACATACTACGGATATTTGAATATCTTAGACCAACTGGAAGCTGCGTGGGCTGGAACCAGTCAAAACCTAGACACCAGCGCAGCTGGTCCGTGGACCGCCAAGAGTAACGAGGCGGCCGCGCGCTTGAGCCTTTACAAAAATTGGCAAACGAGATTAAGTCGATTTCTGGAAATTCCACTGTATACTGGCAGAGACAGTGGTCCTAGCAATTATCAAGGCGCAAGTCGCTTTGCATAATGGTTAATTATGCCCGCATCCAAGCAAAAATCGACAAAGGATTGGGAATTGCTGGTAGGCATCTTGGTCCTCCTTATACTGCCTATAGGATTGGGGCAAATAGCACTGGCGATTTTCCTACGGCATGGACACAGCTCAAAACTGGTGTGCCAATATACCGGGAACGAGTGTCGATATCCAAATTGGAAATTCCACTGTCAGGCAATGAAACACTGTGGTATTCTATCTTTGGAGGAATGAGCGAGTATTTGCTGGGTGATGTTTTTGTGATGACTGATCCGGCGTATGTGCCGGGGATTAGTTATGGTCCAGGAGCTACATCCATCCCAGGGACCATTGAGTTTAATGGCATTGCATTGGCTTGGCATCCGGCAGGGTTTGTGCCCATTGGAGCTAGACTGGATAGAATTGGTCAGATTTACCGCCCCAACAGCGTGCCGCTACCTAATACCGATGGCAGCAGTTATTGGGAAGATACTTTGGACAATGATCAGCCTTTGATGCTGGTTAATGGCACCTATGGCTTTGGTAATGCTGGTCAAAGTGCAAGTTTTGTGCCATTGGGCCTAGCATCGATGGAAAGGCCAATTACCAGCCCTTTGGTTAAGCCTGCTATTCCGGGCGGTATGTATATGATGCGCTATTATGCGTATTTGCCAGAATTACCTGGCTATGCTCCTACCGAAGGAGATGCGATTGTCACTCAGGATGGTGCTAGGTATTTGGTGGTGCATCCTTATAGTCAGAACACCGGAGTAGTTGGTAGTCAGTTGCTGTTGGATCGTCAGATTAGTCAAAATGATCCAAGTTAAGAATTTATACTTGATGTTGGTGAATTAGGCTAATGGCCACTGCACATCAAGTACAAGCTGCCCTGCAATCCCAAGTTCAAGCTGCACTGGCGGGAGTGACTGTAGTTAATAAAGTCGCTATCGGCTGGCCGCCAATCAAAACCCTCACCAATATCGCCAAAACCCAAGCAGCGCTTGTGAGCATTTATGACGCCAAAGGCAGTAAGTCCAGCACTCGTTGGGGTTCAACTGTCTTAAGCCAAATTACTATCCCCACGGGAATTGGTGTAGTGGTTTCTGGCACTGTTCTAGCTCCCAATTCGACATTAACGGTTACTATAAGTGGCTCAGTTACGACTGGTGATGCATTAGGATTGGTTTTAGATAATTTTTCTAGTCCATTGGTTAATGACGTAGCTGAATGTATTGGTGGAACTGTAGTTCAATGCCTTTCAACCGATACTCCAATTACCATCGCCAGCAAACTAGCCACACAATTAAGCAACGATCCGACTCTTTCAACTTGGGTTTCAGCTGTAGCTATAGGTAGCACTGTCAATATCACTAACTTGCTTAGTGTTCCAATTCCAATACAAGCTAATGTAGGAAATGGCGGGAGTCAGGTGGTGGAGGTTGGGCGCAGACTGCGCAATTTGCAAGTTGTAGTTTGGACAGGGACAGAGTTAAATCGCCAGATAATCGGCGATCCATTGGATGCGCTGTTTGCTGGACTGGAGTATAATTTCAATCTCCAAATGGCAGATGGCAGCTTTGGTCAGTTCTACTACAACAACGATATGTATTTGGAAGATGCTTCTATCCAAGACCTCTATCGCCGAGATTTTCATGTAAGTGTAGACTATGGTGTAACCACCAATGACCAGCTATATTCGGTCCTAGTACCAATTCTTCAATACACCAACACTTGAGGACACGCAAATGGCCCAAATTGTCCCCGCTGGTCAGCTAAATATTGCTGCCCTCAACTCTGATGATCTCTACATCAACATTGTCAATCCTCCAGCGTATATTGTTGGAGTTCCGACAGATGTTTTTGGTGTGGTAGGGACGGCCAGCTGGGGTCCTGTGAACGTGCCTACACTGATGGGGAACTCCAACGACGCCACCAATAACTTCGGAGCCATTAGTTCTTTGGCTCTGAATGATCCCTACGACCTTGCCACGGACTTGTATCTGACCTTTGGCCAAGCCGCCAATTCAGCCTCGCTGGAGGGTTGGGGCGTGCGAGTGACGGATGGCACGGACACCGCCGCAAGTGTGGCACTTACTGGTACCGCCGCAGACACTGAAATTTTGACAGTCACCGCGCCTGGGTCCGTTGGCACGCTTTATAGCGTGAATATATTGCAAAGCGCTGTTTCTATCGCCACTGTCACTTACACCTCAGTCACAGGCGACACCGCAACCACAGTTGCCCAGGCTCTTACCAACCGCATCAACGCTAATTCGGCGTTTGCTGCTGTTGGCATTAACGCGGCAGTTGGCACTGGCTTGTTGGATGTTTATTACCCCGCCACTTTGACGCTGACTTGGACCCTTTCCAGCAACATTGCCAACACCGCAGGCTCCACTGTTACCGCAGGCGGCACAATCACAGCACGTTACAGCGGCGTTCTTGGAAATCAAATTGTTGTGGCGGCGGCGCTTAATGCTGCCAATGGCAAGTACAACGTCACAGTGCAGACGCCATTTGGCGTGGCAGAGTCATTTAGCGGCTTGCCAGCGGCTGGGTTTTATTCTGCACTCCAAAATGCCATCAACAATGGCATCAGTGGGCTGCGTGGGCCGAGCTTGTATGTGAAAATGACCAATGCCAATGGGGCAGTGGGAGTTAGCGCATTCTCCAGCACCTTGGCCGGTGGCACCGATGGCCGTGGCAACGTCACGACAGCAAGTTTAGTGGGCCAAAACTCCACATTCCCAAGCACAGGATTGCAAGCTCTTGCTAACCTCAATCCTGCTGTTAGTGTTGCATGGCTGGCAGGCTGCACAGATCCTACCGCGTCGCCTACTCTAGCGGCCTTTGGTGCTGCAAGCGGGGCGTGTGTGTTGGAGTCCTTCCCATTGGGAGAAACCACCAGTGCGGCGCTAGCCGCCGCACTCAGCGCTGGTGTCGGCAACCCTGATTTCACCTGGCTCACTGACTGGATTTACTTCTTCGACCCCTTCAACAATCAAAATCGGCTGGTTCCGCCAACTCCGGTTATCGCCGGAACAATTTGCTGCCTGACGCCTGAGCAAAGCCCTGGGAATAAACAGGTGAATTTGGTGCTGGGCACCTATCGCAACAACCCCGTCACTGGAAATGTGCCGTATTCGCCCAGCGAAATTGGCCAGCTGGAAACTGCTGGGATTATGTTTATCAGTAATCCAATTCCGGCTGGTCAGGTTTTTGGCATAAGGCATGGCCAAACCACCAGTCCTAGTGCCGCGACTAAGCCTTTTGAATACTGGCGTATGACCAGCTATTTGGCGCGGTCTATTGCTGACAGCATGGGCTCTTATGTAGATCAACTCCAGAGCCAAAGTCCTCAAGACCCTCTCCGCGCTGCGATCAAGCTGGAATTGAACCAATTCTTCTCCGAGCTACAGGGTCTCGGCCAGATCGACAACTTCCTGGTCACTTGCACATTCAGTTCAAGCCCCAGTGCTACTCCAGGTCTCGGCATGAACACCCCTGCATCTATTGCCCAGCATTACTTATTTGTGCTTGTCCAAGTCACCTACTTGAGCAGCGTGCGGTTCTTTGTGGTGAGCTTGCAAGGCGGGACTACGGTAGTGGCAGTACAAGGCGGGCTCAGCGGTGGAGCAATCACCTAATTTCGGAGAAGTAAAATGGCTGTTTCTGCTGTAGTCAACGGCTTCAACATTGGCACTGACTTGAGATTTGTGATACAGGATAGTTTCGGAGACGTGTTCTCTGATGCGCAAATGGCGCATCTCACCGATTTCAGCTCCAAATCTGAGGATACTACCGCCAAAGTCACTCCCATCACCACAGGCGGGGTGCCGATTTTCCAGACCCTCTGGAATGGCAACTCCGGTATGATGAAGTTTGTGCGGGTGGGGCCGAGCTTCCAGCAGATATTCATGGACCTGCAAGCGGCGTACTACAATGCCGGGATCATCAGTCAAATGACTATCGCGGCAAGCGTTCGTAATCGCGATGGGTCCATCGACGAATATCTCTACACCGGAGTGCAGTTTAGTAAGCCAGAATTTGGCAATTATACTGCGCTCAAGGAAGTGGATATGACTGTGGCGTTTATGGCATCGCAGTTGCAAGCGACGGGGACTTTGAGTAGTTTCTTGACATCACTGGTTAGTGCGGTGTAAGTGGGCGGCATTCGATCGGAATATAACCCATGAATGTGTCAGTCCCTGGCGCAGTTCCCTGCGAACCAAAGCGTCCTTTCCGTGAGGTACTGGATGAGCTACGCCGCGACATGGGGTTTGTCTTTGCAGAGCGCACTTTGCTGGCGTTAGTTTGTCGCTGGCTGGATGATCCGCAAAACACTAAGCTGGAACGCACGGTGGTTGGAGAATTGCTGGCATTGATTGAGCGATCAGACTGGATGGTTTGGGAGCAAAGAGCAGCTGTCGGTGAGGTTATTGCGCTGATTGAAAATTGCTGTGGTTAACAAAGGACTGATGATACTGAATAACAGTCCTGCTGCAATGGTGGGAACTGTTGTTGTCACAGGGGTTGGACGAAGCGGTACGAGTATGGTTGCTAAGATGCTTGAAGCGTTGGGTTTGCCTATGGGCTCCGATGGCGAGGCCGTGCATGAGGATAAAGAATTTGGATCTGCGCTGAGATTTTTCTACCATAAATCTCGAATAGACTTGATTGAGCAACGCAATGCTCAATGGATGAAGTGGGGTTTCAAGTTTCCTAGCTTGCAAGCGCATATGTTCCCGGCAGAGTTAGAGCACTTTCGCTTACCTAGGCTGATTGTGGTAAGTAGAGATACCACTGCAGTTGCCTGCCGGGCGTGTCTCTCTGACCCGGAACTTAAAGAACCAATCCATGCACTGACAAATATCATCAAGCAGCAAATTGATATGGTGCATTTTGCCCTTAAGGCTCCTTGCCCGGTACTTTTGCTAAGCTATGAAAAAGTGCTTCAAAGTCCACTTTTTTACGCTAATGCACTGGCAGCTTTTTGTGGCTTGAAATATAGCAATGTTGATGCGGCAACTGCTGCTGTTCAGGCTAATAACACCGACTATCAAAAACTTTTTGCATAGGAACTCAAATGGCCGAGCCAGAATTTAAGTTGACAATAGATCGCACTGGCGCCAAGCAGACAACTTTCAACACGCAAAAGTCCGTGCCAGCTGAAGTGGCGGATGAGATCAAAGCCCGCAGGGCACTCATTCATGAACGCTCTCGGCTGGAGGATATACCAAAGGCTCCAGAGCCGGAAGAAGTGGACGGTCCACGGGAGGATGTAGAGTCGGTGGAGTTTGTACTGCCAGATGGTCGGCTGGTGGTGATGGGTCCGCCGCCTGGCATCAGCCTCACCATGCGGATTTTGAACATGGGCACTGTAGCCCCGGCCAAGGCCGTACTCTATCGTGTGCTAATGTGTGTACGTGAATTGGATGGAGTGAAGCCTGAGGCTGTGGTGGATGACATCACTGCGCAGAAACTCTGTAACAGCCTTGGCGATAATAACATCGACATACTCAGTGCGGTTTATCAAGAAAATTGGCCGGGAGTACGTCGAGGCGACTTGCCAAAAGTAAAAAAAAATCTGCGAGTCTAATGACTTTCAGGAATGTATTTTCTTGGTTAAGAATGGGTTCAGCTGGAAGGATGTGCAGGATATGCCAGAGCTTCAGCGCCGGGCTGCTTTCTATGCTCTGGCTCAGAGCCTTGGCCATAAAATCAATTGGACCACCGGGGAATTGGCGTGAATTTGCGCGAGTGGGCAGCTTTGGTTAAGGCAGGGGCAAGACGGCTGCCGCTGGAATTAGCCAAAGTGGCTGAGTTTGTTGGCTTTGATGCTTGCGAAATTGCCCACCATATGATCGGCGTGTTGCAGCCTGATTGGCCGCCTTTAGCCAACTCCACCATGGCAGATAAAAAAAAGTTGGGATTTCAGCCCCCAGACTACGACCCATTGCTCCGCACAGGCACTCTTAAAGAAAGCTTTGAGTGGGGTGCTAATGGCTTCCAGGCGTATTTAACCAGCAGCGACCCGGTGATGTTTTTTCATGAGTGGGGAACAGCAGCTATGCCACCAAGGCCAGCGATCGGCCCAGCCATGCTGGAAGCTGCGGCCATCGCCCAGGCTGCTTTAGGCACCGTTGCCAAAGAAATGCTGGAGCCGTAAGTGGCCGGTCCCTATGATGTAGTCAGCATCTTTACCGTGGTGGATGACGCCACAGCGAAGCTAGAGGATATTGCGGATTATGCTACCAGGGCGGCAGATGCAGTTGACGCGCTAACTGATGCTTTAAGTGCGCTTAGCGCAAAAGGCAGCACTAGCCTGGATAGTTTGGCTACCCAAATGGGCGCCTTGGACACTAGCGCCACTTCAATGGCAATTACCTTCTCCACCGCATTTGCGTCTATCAATGCTAGTTTTGCAAGTGCCATTGCTAACGCACAGACTTTGAGTGGACTGATGGATGACATCAGCACTCAGGCGGCGGTGACGGGGGTTATGGGCGCTAGTCGTGGCTCTGGCGGCGGCGGTCGTGGTGGTGGAGGCGGTCGTGGCGGGGGCGGCGGACCGAAGACTCCACGCTATCCCAGCAACTTCGATCCCAACTCCCCATATAACACCGAATACACAGGCCCAGGTGCGCTAATCCCTAGCTTCGGCGGACAAGGCGGACCTATGGTGCCCTATAGCTTCGGACCAGGGGCCATGATACCGAGCTTTGGTGGGCAGGGTGGGGCGTTGGTGCCTAGCCAAGGCGGTGCACTAGCTCACACATTTCCAAGTGCCCCTGACGACAGCTGGTATGGCGATCCTAACTATCCGCCTGGCTGGAATAATTGGCAAACTGGTAGTCCAAAAGATGCCCAATTTACAATGGTGCCGGGGGCTGGTGACGGGGGCGCTATTGCTGGTGGAATAGGAGCATTAATAGGTCGCTATGGCAAGTTTCTGCCGCCAGAATTAATTGAAGCTTGGGGAGTTTACGAGGGTTTTAAGAGTAGTGCTAGTGAAGATTTGTCCTTGCGAGAACTGCTCATTCAGGAACAAATAGACCCTGACTCGGCGCAAGGACAGCAGGATATTAGCACTCTGCGCAGGATCGTTCAAAACCAAGCTTTTGGCACTATTTACAGTGCCAATCAAACCGCGGCGGCCTATGCCAGTGCCAGTGGTTTGCTAGGCTATACTGGACAGGCTGGTCAGCAACAGGCGGAGCAAATCCTGCCGGTGGCTATTAGGGCTGGTGAAGTTGCGGAGCAGCAAGGGCTTGGTGACTTGATAACAAGCGCTAATGCGGCCATTGCTTACGCTCATATGACGGGGCGGTTCACGCCAGAGGCCCTTAGCCCCGGCCTAGACCAACTCTTAAACTTGAGCGAAAAGCTGCACGTCAGCTTCGCGGCAGAAGAGTCTATTCTGAAATACGGTATTCCAGAGGCGAGGCAGCTGGGCATCGACCCCGACACTGCCGCAGACTACATTGGCTTCCTGCAAAGAATGGGCTTGACTGGCACAACGGCTGGTACCACCTTCGGCCAAATGATCACAGGGCTGCTGAGAACCGGCGGTCCTATTAATGCTCACTTGGAACAAGCTAGAGACTTTGTTGAGCAAGACATTGGCTTAAACCCTGATGCGTTTGGCGCTAAAGGCACCAAGCAACTGTCTCAGCATTTGCAAGCCTTGCATGATTTTGGGTTTTTGGGCGCGAAAGGCCAACTCACGGTTTTCGACAAAGACGGAAACTTGGACTTTCCGCAGGTTGTTGAGGACTTGCAAAAGTTTGCTGCAACACACAGCAAAGCGCAGTTTGGTACTGATATTTATGATGCCTTCGGCATTCGCGGACTGAAAGGCGCGGATATTTTCGGTGATGTAGGAGACCCGGCACAGCTTGCTTCTTGGCTTGCCCTTATCAAAGGCGCAGATGCTACTGAAGGCGTTGTTGCCCAGCAACAGCAACTCGCCAATGCTCCTATGCAAGAGTTTGAACAAACAATAGCTAGAACAGGTGATTTGCTTAATCAGCTGGCTACTATTGTCTTGCCTGCAACTAATGTTTTGCTTAAGGGAGTAGATTTGGGTTTGGAGTCCCTAATTCAGAGTATTACTGTTATTGAAGGCTGGTTAGGTACAGGTGGGCCAGCTCACAATTTTGGCCCAGGGATTGGATTTGGTACAAATGGAAAACTAAATCGCTATGGTCATCTAATTCCAGACACAAATACACCAGCTCTGGTGCCGCCTGTGCCACAGCCGCCAATATCTCAAACCATCGACCCAGCATTAATACATAAAACTGCTTATGAGCCTACTGTGTCTGTTGTGATCCATGGCATAAACTTATACGGCGCTGATAAAACTCCCCAAGAGCAAGCCCGCCAAATTGCCGATGAGATCGCTAAGGAAATTGCTAAGGTCCAGATTAATAATCTCGGTCGTGGACAAGGCACTTACTCCAGCATTTACACAAGTGGAATTTAGTAGATGAGTAGTGTGCTTGGGGCTATTGCCAACTTAACTGCTCTAGGCAACTTGGGTGTTAGTTTTACCATTGGCAGTTTTACGTTCCAGGGGACTGAAGTTCCAGAGCAAGTAGGTCCGCTCGGCGGCACACAACGCCTCGCCATTCATGAATTTCCCGGCGGCGCTAAGTCCTTACAAACCTATGGCGCTTTTCCCAACACCATCAAATTCAAAGGAATAATGAGCGGGCCATTGGCTTTTGCTAGAAGTGTTGCATTGGATAGGCTGAGAATAACCGGAGCATTGATCCCGCTGTTATACGCCCAGTTTGGTTACTTGGGCGTTATCTCGGAATACACCGCCAATCCCAAAAACCAATGGCGAGTGCCGTATGAGCTGACTTTTGAGCCACAGCAAGACATATCAAACGGGGTTAACGGTAGCTTCGGCGGGGCACTAGGTGCAGAAGCCACTATGGCTTTACAAACTACGGGCCTTGGGAATTTATTAGCTGGGACGCCTTTTGCTCTACCAAGCAGCCTTACTACTCCAATCTCCAATCTATTGACCACGGTCAAAGGCGCTTTGGCAACTGCTAGCGGCATTGTTGCCGACATCACTGCCAGCAACTCTGTTTTAATACAAGCTGCTGTTTCTCTTCTTCAAACTGCTGCCAATCCACTTATCGCTAGCCCAAACTCTTTATATAGTAGTCCCGCATTGGACGCCAGCAGCTACGCCGCTGCCATCAACGTCTTGGTGACAATAGATGCTACTCCCAACTACCAAGTTCGCGCTATCAATCCCAATCTATTCCTGCTCGCAGCGCAGTATCTTGGCAGTGCTAGTAATTGGCAGCAAATTGCCCAAGCTAATGGATTGTTTGATCCGCAGCCGATTGGTGAATTTGTGTTGAACATACCATGAGCGGTTCACAGGCCCCCAGTTTCACACCCTGGGCTACAATCGCAGGGACCAAAATCCCTCTGGAAAGTTTTAATCTCACCAACGGAGCTTATGGGTCCACCGGACGCGGAGCCCTGACTACTAGCATTGTTGCTCT